CGGGTAGCACCACCATCCATATGATTGCTCTGGAGATGCGCCACGAATCCTGGCCTTCACCTCTGCGAATGATTAACCACCGCACCGACATCACACTAAAACTGGAAAATGACGCGCCGGCAAATCCCGGCCAGCAAGTGCTGTTCGTCGCTACCGCAATGCGCGTGCAGGAGCCGCAGATTGGCACCGACCCCGCAGGCGAGATGGAGATTCAAATCGATGGCGTGGCGGGCGTATTGCATTCGTTTATCGATGCGGCAAACGGTCTGTCAACCCCTATCGACGCCACTATCCGGGCAGTTGCCCTGGACAGCAGCAACGACAGTGTTATCGATGTGTTCACGCCTTATGACTTGCAGGTGAAAAACGTCGGAATAAATTTAACTGACGTTATGGTGACTTTCGGGCGCATCTCGCCGGTAAACCTGCCATTTCCAAACGCAAAATACAGTCCCGATACCTATCCCCAACTCTATAAGTGAAGAAGCAATGGCGGCAATGGATTACATCGGCTCACAGTTTTCGGACTGCTGGGCATTCGTCACTCGCTTCTTTGAAGACCATAGAGGGGTGCGGATAGACCCGGTCGCCCACCAGAACAAAGAGCTTTTTACGCCAGTCGATGAACCGCAAGACGGTGACCTGGCACTCATCCGCACGCACGGCAGGTGGGGTCACGCCGGCATATTTTATTATCGCGGCGTACTGCATCATACTCACTCGCATGGCGTGATATACCAGAGAAATGTAGATGCAAAATTTTACCGTTGTAGAATTCAGCGACCCACTTCACCATACCCCGAGTAACGTCGAAGTCTGCCCTGCTGGGCAGACGGTAACCGAATGGCTTGAGAGTACCCACTACGGCACTGACATACGCGCAGTGCCGACGCTGATCATCCTCAACGGTGAGGTACTGCTTGAAGAGAACTTCGACCGGGTTATCGCGCCGGAAGATGTCCTGACGGTAGTGCCCATGCCGGGGTTAGACCCCATTACCATATTCTGGGCTATTGTCGCAGTCAGTGCTTTGGCTGCCGGCGCTGCCCTCTACCTCGCCCTCACTGCCCCGACACCTGACGATATCGGTAAGGGGTCATCAACCTACGATATCTCCTATCGGGGAAATCACAAAAAGCCTGGCGCACCAATCCCCGTGATATACGGGACGATGCGAACATATCCCGATATCACTGGCAGCTATGTCCAATATGGGGAAAACGGCGAGCAGTGGCTGACGCAGATTTTCGATGTGTCGCAGGGCTATTGCGACATCAACGAAAGCGACATCCACTACGAAGATACGCCGATTACCAATTTCCCTGAGCGGGAAGTGGAGATCCTGCATCCGGGCGAATCGAGTGACCTTTTCCCATCAGAAGTTTTTGTCTCCACCGAAGTCGCAGAAGTTGAGATCCCGGCAGAACCCTATGTCGATACCAGGCTGTATTCTGCGGTACCTTCAGGGGAGAGGGCGCTGTACATCGAACTCGACTTCTCAGCGCCTAGGGGCATATACAACTTATCGACCGATGGTGACCTGCGCGGCGATACGGCACAGATACGCATCCTGGTAGCCGAGCACACAGTACATGGCGGCCCCATCACAGCCGGCGGTCTGCTAAGCGTCGATATGGGTGGGGCGAAAACCACAGACCCTCAACGTCTCACCGTCCGTATCGATGCAAAAACCCACCTGTGGACCACTGGAACATTCAAGAAGACGGGCATCTATTCCGTATCAGTCGCGCGGCGCGAGTGGAAAGATGACCGTACACGCTACAACACTGATTTCATTTGGACAGGGTTGCGCTCATTTTCAGTGGAAAAGTCGCCTGTCACTACCACCACCAGGGTGGCACTGCGCATCCGCAACTCAGGGCTGTTGGGTAACAGCTCACTGTCGAAATTTAACGTCTTGGCTAAGCGGCATCTGCCCAGTTGGTCTCCGGGCGGTGGATGGACCGCGCCGGCACAGACAGATAATGCGATGGCAGCCTTCGCCGATATTTTGCGCGCTGATTACGGTGCACGGTTGCCTGACAGTCGCATCGACCTGCCGGCAATTTACGCATTGTCGCAACGCACACTAGCTCGATTCCACGGGGTATTCGACAACGAAATCGACGTATGGCAAGCATTGAATGAAGTCTGCGCGCCCCTGCTGGCGCGGCCAATAGAACTCCCTGGTGGCATATTCAGCGCCGTCGCCGACGACCAGGCAGTAGTTCCCAATGCCATGTTCACGATGCGCAACATCATCGCTGGCTCATTCAGCATCCAACACGTTGGAGTGTTGGAATCCAATAACGATTCTGTGTTAGTCACCTTCCACAACCGCGAAGAAGACTACCGACAGACAACTGTAAACTGTGTGCCCTATGGCGAAACGGGCAGCAACCCCAAAGAAGTCACCATCAGAGGTGTGACAACTAAAGAGGCAGCGTATGAGATAGGCATACGCCAGGCAAATGAGAGCAAATGGCGCCGCAAACTGATTTCATTTGAGACGGGCATCGAGGGATACCTCCCGCACTTTGGTGAGACCTTGCGCATCCACCACCACCTGCTGGGGCTGGAGCAAGGCACTCCGGCGATCAGCGGCGAGGCGAAAGCATACAACGCTGGACCGGGCAGTTTGACGGTATTCGAGGATCTGTCGTCGCTGAAGGGGCAGTCCAACCTGCGCGTGTACCTGCGCAACCCGGACGGCTCGCCGTTTGGGCCAATCACCTGTACGGTGCCTGACGCCCACACCATCGATTTCACCGGCAGCATCAGCGGGTGGGTTCCACAGTTTGGTGCAGGATTCGCCGGCCCGCTTTACTGCGTAGGCAAGTCCACCGACTTCATGGAAACGGTGAAGGTGATTAACGTGATTCCCTCCGAGGGGCAGCGCGTCAAGATCGAGACCGTGGTGGATAACCCTAACGTCTACATCAAGGGGGACGTGCCGGCCTACTCCCCAATTGACCTGCCGCAGAGGCTTTTCCCAAAGGTAACAAATCTGACCTGGGGGCTATACGGCGACCCGGCAAACCTGCGCGTCCGGCTATCGTGGACGGGCGTACACTCTGACTATTACCTTGTGCAGCACAGCACGGATGGCGGCACTAACTGGCAGGGCATCTTCAGAACCAAAGATCTTTTTGTGACCGGCACCCCGCCGCTGATGGCGAACTACAAAGTGCGGGTGTGCGGCGTAGGCTTGCTACAGGGGCCGTGGACCGAGCTTGTGATAAACACGCTCAACTACTCCCTGGAACCCCCTCCAATGACACGCCTGCGCTCGCGGGATGCGTTTCTGGGCACTGTCATGCGGGTAGCCTGGGATAAGGCACCATCGGGTTTCACGCCATGCTTTGATGTGTACTGGAATGGCGTGAAGAAGGCGACGTACACGCTACCAGAAGGCACCACCACTGGCGATCTGAGCTATAAGGATGTGCTACAGATTGAGGCTGATACCTATGGCGGTCTGGTGCTGCCAAAAGAAGGTGCTCGCGTCATAACCCTTCGCGGCTATCTGCAGAACAAACTCGGTACGCGCTCAAAAAATGCAGCAGTCCTGACGCTCAAAAATCCGCAGATTGGACTACTGCCCAATGCCGGATACAGCGAGCGGGGAGCTAACCTAAACATCTATTTTGACATGCCTGACGACGGTGACTTCGCCTGGTGCGAAGTCTACCTGAGTGACGTAAACGGTTTCGCGCCTGACGAATCCACTCTGGCAGGACGCTACACGTCTAACGATATCACTATCATCGACAGCAACATCAACTACGGCAGCACCTACTACATGCGCATCGTCGGCGTCGATGTGTGGGGCCGCGATGAGATCACGTACTCGGATCAGGTCACTATCCTGACAGACGACGAGACCATCACCGGCACCATCGACTACGGCAACATAACGGGGTCTAAGCCCCCCATCGACGCTACACGCAACAAGCTGTGGTTTCAGAATACGCCGCCAGCGGGGCAGGACGGGGACTACTGGTATGACACAGTGGGCGGGCGGCTCAACCAGTGGGTGAATGGCAGGTGGGAGGCTATATCCACCAACGTCAAGACATTCTCGCGGCCTACAGCACCTTCTAATCCTGCCGATGCCCTCGTCACTGGCGATATGTGGTATGACTCGGATTCTACCCTGGGAGACCTATACCGCTGGAACGGTAGCAACTGGGAAGCAGTTGCAACCAAAAACGCCTCGTGGGAGACGATTGGCAACAAGCCCCCGGACTCCCAGATACTGAACTCGTTGCAGCAGTGGGACCAGATTCTCGACGCCTCAGGCAAACGCCCGAAAGACAACGCGACCAAGAACGATTTCTTCAAGCAGAATACTATCCCGGCAGGCGATAAAGGCGACCTATGGTACTGCACGGCAAACGTCTCGACATACGATAAGGATGTACTGTACCGGCACAACGGCACCACCTGGGAAGAATACGGCAACGGCTTTTACGATACCCTGCAACTCCAAGACGGTGCGAGTTTAGGCAAAACCGCAAACTGGCCCGACATCATCGGCGACGGCAAACCGCAGAGCGGCGCTACCAAGAACAATTTCTACTACGGCTCTATCCAGCCAGGCACAGGCGAAAACGGCGACCTGTTCATGGATGCCGACTCGGGCTTGATGTACAAGTGGGAGGCTGGCTCGTGGAAACTGGTGGCATCCAGCATCCAGGTTTTCAGTAGTTCCAGCCAGCCGCAGAACCCGAAAAACGGGGATATCTGGTATAACGAGAATTTGACAAATAACCCCTACCGTTACGTGTTCCGGTACAACGCAAGCCAGGGCGCATGGATAAAGATATCCTCTATCGGTGCTGACTGGAATAGTGAGTTGTGGAATCGTCCGTCCAATGAACTGCTGCTTAACCAGTACCAGAAATACTCGCAGATCCAAAATGATGCCGGCACGATGCCGGACCCTAACGCCACCAAGAATGTCATCTATCGGCAGGGCACTGTGCCGCCAGTGAGCAACGGGGCTATCTGGTACTGCACGGCAGATGTATCAACTTACAAAGCCAACGTGCTGTACCAGGGCGTTGCTGGCGCCTGGCAGCGCGCCGGCAATGACTTCACCCTCACCGGGCAGCTGATCGACGATAAACAGCTTGGGCAGACTGCCGATTGGGGGAAAATCATTGGTGAAGGCAAGCCGGCAAACGGCGCCACCGTAAACAATATCTACTATAGCGCAACAACGCCCCCTCCCCCGATACTCAATGGGGATATCTGGTACGAGACCGATACTGGATTTGCCTACAAAGGGCACAACAACAAGTGGGAAGTTTTCGCCACCAACTCTAACGTATATTCTCAGCCCGATGCGCCGCTGAATCCCAAAACCAACGACATCTGGTTTGACACCGATGCGGCCAATACAGAACTGCGCAAATGGGATGGTGTGAAGTGGCTTGTCATCTCATCAATCGGCGCCGACTGGGACGTTAACGTCC